CATTAAAGTAGTGAGGTATAGCTTTGTCAAATTGTCTTAATCTAGTATTTCCTGAGTAAAACTCATAGTCGCTATATCTCCAAAGAACTTTATGGTATCCGTTTTCAATAGGATACGTTTGGAATGTCTCGTGATAAATATCTGCCTCTTCTTCTACAGGGACAGTCTCGCAAATATTTAGATTTTCCTGTTGAGTTATCTTGAAGTTTACAACTAATTTGTTCTGCTTATTCAAATCGCTCCCTTCTCCATTATATAATCCAGCTGCAAATGAACCATCATTTCCTGGATTATTAGGCACAGAAGAAAAAATAATCATCCTAACAGGATATTCAGATGCACTTAAATTATCTCCTTCTACTTGTATAGAGTTAGATTCGAATGTAGTGTTATTACCAGGGTATAACCCCCAATTTTTTCCTCTTCTAAATCTAACTCTAGATCCTTTTATTGGATTTCCGTAAACATCTGTATACTGAAACAAATCTCTTGCTCCAGACTCATACCACCACTCTTCTATATTTGCATATTCTTGAGGCGATGGAGGAAATTCAATTAACGGTTGAGAAGAACCACCAGGATTGTATGTATCCTCTACTACTTGTATTTGTATCAATGCACCAGTAAGAATATTTCTATCTGTTTCTGGAGTAGTTTCCGACCAACTTGTACCTGGTATTATAGCAGCGCAATCCCCCGTTCCAATGTTGTTTCCATTATCATTTGAATCTGAAAACTCTCCACTACAGTCTCCACTTCTACAATTAAAAATCCATCTATCACCAATATTATAAGTATCTTGATTGAATATAACATCAAAATATCCAAATGCTATAGATGTAGGAGAGCCGACAGATATAGATTGAGAACTTTGTATTAATACGTTGTTATTCTCTTGAGTATATATATTTATCGAGTTCTTAAATACAGAGTATGTATTTGGACTGTCTATCTGTATAGTTATTCTTGTATCTTCATAATCTGGATTTGTATACCAAGCATAACTTTGTCCAGTTGTATTTGGCAAAGATATTCCACTAGAATCTCCAGAGCCATAAAATATAGGTCTTTCAACCCATCTTGGTCCAAAAACTCCGGATGTACTAGGAGTGCCAGAGCTATCAATTATGTTTACAGGAGATTTATTACTAGCCCCTGACACAACACCACCACCAACACCTTGAGAACTATATATCTCCACTCCAGCTCCAGACAATTCTTGCGGATTGTCTACTTTAATTTTAAAATACAATCCTGCTATCGCTCCAGAAATAAATCCAGATGCCTTTTGCTCTATCTCAAGTATCTTGTACTTCTTATTTGAAAAGGTAGGACCAGCAGATGTAGATTTAAAAATAACATACTCCCCCACTCTTATCTTATTTAGGTCAGATTCGTTTATCAGAAAGTATTTAAACAAACCATTAGAATAAGATATAATAGGAAATACATTATAGTATGACTTCTTGGATTGCTTTACATATACACGATAATGTGTAGCCCAGCAAGGTGGCTCATTCTTTATAGTGAGTTGTATAGAGTTGGCTGATGCAGAATTATCGGCAGGTATATAGACCGAATTGTATTCAGGATTGCTAGTATTAAGTACGGTAGTCATCCTTCCATACTTGTCAAGATACACTAATCCTACCTCATAATCTCTATCAGATCTCCAAGTAGGTTGTGGGTCAATCTCTGATGCCTCGCTCTCACGTATACCTAAAGTATAGTCTATCAATATCTCTTCATTGTCGCAATCAACAATGTTTCTAAACTGAAGATAGTTGCCGTAAGCCAATCTGTTTCCAACAAGATCCTGAGACTTGGCCAGTAATGGCACATTGTCGTAAAGTCTTGTCAGCTGATCTGTAGGAAGAGCTGCATATATTTTGTTGTTGTTGAACGTAACTGTATATGAGCTGTCATTAGCTAACTGCAACTTACTCTTTGAGTAAGAGTCAATGATACTTACGTTTATATTTCTAGTGTCTCGAACAAGAAGTTGTACCTCCTTTACAAACTGATTTCCAGTCTCAAAAGTTATGTATACAGAATTAAACTTGTTAGTCATTGACTTGTTGTTTCCAACACCATAGTCGTACTCATACTCGCTTGGCCTAAAAGCTACAGCAGAGAATGGAGACATTGAACTATACTGATCGTCAACGTATTTATATCTGTATGAGAAGTACAAGAACTTCTCTGACATATTGTTAGAGTCATTTATAGTTTCATCTATATACGTATCTATAGACGGAGCATAAAGAGGCGGCTCAATAATAACGCTTATATCATCATCAATTCTAGCGTCATCAATATCATACGACTTAGCTCTAGATATGTTTATTCTTCTTGGTGGATTATAGTCGTCTGTCCAATAAAGATAGTTCTGACCATCTGGGCCATTGATATAATTTACTCCAGTTATGGCATACTCTTTTCTAAGGTTCAACTTAGACTCTGTAGTCGGAGTCGCCTTGTTTGACTGAAGCACTCTTGCATTAGCTCCTGTTTCTTCGTCATACTCATATATACCATCAAAGGTATCGCATGCAACAAACCAATATATCTTATTTAATGCTTCATATTCAACAGCTCCTATTGTTCTTGCTGTAGACGCGTCTTCACCAGATATAGTATCAAGGTCGGATACAAGAGTGTTGCCTAGTTTGTTCTTTGCAGCACCAGAATCTTGACCTTGTGTAGGCTCAACATCTATATTTAGCGCATCGACATATTGTCCGTCAGGTATCAACCTCTCATCTAGGTCCTTATTCATGGACCCCTTTAAGAAACTGTTTTTGATTTCTGCCATTATTTAATTATTTTTCCTTGTCCTCTCAATGCCATGATAAGCCTTGATGGATGAATGTTGGAAAGTCTTATTTTAGCGTTTCTCAATTCTTTTGCCTTCTCGTCTTTAGCCCTTCTAATCATATACTCTTGTATACCAAATTTATTGCTAAATATAGCCCACTTAACATATGCATATATAAAAGCCTCTGCAAATTTATGAACAGAAACATTTTCGTCATTTCCGTTCTCTAGTCCGTCAGATATGTACTCAATAACAATAAGATGGTTTCTAGCACCAGAGCTGAAGTCAATTACACCGGCTTCTTTGTTTACAGTAAATGTTGGATTCTGATTGGCTGTCTCTGGATCTAATCCATATCGGCCACCTACTTGATATCCGAAGTACCAATTGCTGTCCCAGCACCATCCCCAGCACCCGTCATAATCGCCAGGTCCAAAGTATTGTTGCATCTCGCCCGTCTTAATGTCAAGCACAGATGTACCAGTAATTATATTGCCTTCGTTGTCAAACAATATATTATTATTGTTATCTTGCAAATAAGCAACAGCAGACTGTGTCTGCCTGTTCTCATGCATTGGATAAAGAATACCATCTACGTTTATAGATATCCTTACATAATTAACATAGTCTGGAGGCATAACTAACTTTAGGCTATCACCTAAATTTATCTCAACCTTTTTAAAAGAACGTAACGCATCATAATGAAGCTCTTGTATTCCTCTCTTTGCATGGAACATAACCTCATAACGCTTAACGTTATTAATAGCTTTGTCATCCCCGACATTAATCAACATGAAATTGTTTATAACGTCAGACAAAGACACATATTGATACGATCCCCAATTCTCATTTGTTGGCGAAACGTTATTGTTGTTGTAATATTGAGAGTCGCTTATGTAAGCCATCTGTTAGTTTTTTTGTTGTATATCCATTACTTCTTCTGAGTTCATCAACTGAACGACATCTGCCTCACGAATAGATACACCAGAATAAGCACATATCTTTACCACAAGTCTTGGTCCGTCACTCAATGGAAGCTCAAAGTCTTGATAGTCAGAAGCAGACTGATTAAAGATAGGCTGTCCTCCAGACAAAGATGTATATGTCCATTTAGGATCAAAAGGATGCCTTACATATAACATGCTGACGTTTGACGTTATGCTTGTAGGTCTAACATCAATTCCAGCTGTTCCACTGTCGTTATATTTATACAATGCGTAAACTGGGTATGCAGTCGTTGGTGCAGTCAGATTAGAAGAAAGTAAGTTTAGTATCTTTTGCTGAGATACCTTCTCTATTTCTTTAGAACCATTGTACGTTAGTCTTAACACTCTATATGGCTTTGGCTCATTAGGATTTAACGGATCATCTCCTGGCATATAAAACCTGTCTGACGTTCCATTGTAAACCAATGTCGTCTCCTCTAAAAATCTATCCAACACCTCAGATAATCTTCCGGTTATATCTGAATACCCAGAGTTATGTAGCCTTGCATTTGTCTTATTCAAGTTGTTTGAATAGTCATAGAAATACTGCTCGAACAATTCCATCTGAGACTGCCTTGCAAACTGATTGAACTCCTCTGGAGTTATGTATCCACGATTGTCTTTGCTTAATATAGACAGGACGGTATTTCTGATTTGATTAATCATAATGCAAAGATAATAAAAAAGGGTCAACAATTGCTGACCCCTTTAAGCTCAATAGATAAAACTATTATGCAACTGCGATACCAGATACTGCGTATGGCAAGTTTGTCACTTCATAAGCAACAGAATACCAAGGAGTCTGCAATGCAGCAACTACTGCATCTTGGATAGCATCACGCATAGTCTCGTCTCCTGCACCTGCAGTAGCGTGTGTAATTGTTACAACATCAGTTGATGTACTTCCACCTTTGTAAGCAATAGTAACTGTTCCTGTTGTTGCTTGCTCAATAAGAACGATTCCAGTAGCAGAAACAAGTTGATACTGCTCACCAGTTACAGGGATTTTTAAAAACTTCTCCATGTCTTTTTGTTTTTTTTGGTTAATAAAGTGCAAATATAGCAATTATTATGCTTCGTATTCTCTGACAAGATACATATAGAACTCTTGCCCTTCCTCTGATTTCAACCAAGCAGAAAATGCTGCTTCGGGTGTCTCATTCAAAGGAACTGAAAAAGCACGCTTTCTATTATCTTTCAAGTTGTAATGAACATCACGGCCATGATTTCTAGTAGCCACATATCCGTCTTTAAATGCTCTGAATGCGATGTCATCTACTGCCATCTCTGGATCATCAAGTGAATCCAAGAAATCTTCAGGATATTCCTCAGCTATCTTCATTACTTCCCATTTCATTTCATTAATTGACATATTTCCTGGATTTCCTCCAGTGAAAACTCTTATTACAGATGCCATCTTATCTGGAGTCAATGAACGAGCTGCAATTTTAGCATCAAGCACTAACTCTTCGTTTTTAAGTCTTTCTTCTGCATCTTTAGCTGGATCCCATTCGTAAAAAATATCTCCATTTCCAGGATGCAATTTTAAGAATTCATATAATACAGGATTTGTATCATCAACTCTAAGTATACCATCTTCAAATACTATAGCCTCTAGTATAGCATTTTCATCTTGTTCGTCTTGAAATGGTGATTGTTGATTGCTTGCATATCGCAAGCTTCTGTTTTTCTTTTTTGACTCGTCAAAGTAAAGGAGTCTTTTTGTTGGAGTATCTCTTGATTGAAGAATAAAAGATACTGGTGATTTGTTGCTTTTCAGCAAAAACGTTTTTGTTGCCATTTTTATTTGAATTTAAATTAAAAATAAGGAGGAGGCTGAAGCCCCCTCCGATTATTTACTTGTGATTATTTGAAGATCACGAAGTTGTTTGCACCAAGTGTACACAAAGCACGCTCAGAAAGGAAGTGTACTTCCATAGCATCCAAGTCGCTAGTTTGTGCTCCACCAGCTGAACCAGTAATCCAAGTTTTGTACTTACGATTCTCGTTAGCAGTCTCACGGTAACGAACGTGCAAGAACGGGCGTGTAGTGTTTTTACCAAGAACTTGGTCGTACACGTTAGTAGATCCTGCAGGAACCAATACACCATTTACGGCACCTCCAACAAGACCACCACGAAGTGTAGCATCGTTAAGGTATTTCCAGTCAGACTTGTAGAAGTCATAACCACCACGACGGAAACCTGTAAATCCAAGATTAAGAGCCATTTGCTGGTCGTTGTCGAACAATCCGTAAGAAGTACCACCTACTCCGTAGCTGTTTTGAGCAGCCAACATATCGTCAATGTTCAAAGCAAATGTACGGTTAGCGAAGATAGTGTTCTCAGCTATAGCACCTTGCTTGTCAAGACGATTAAGGATAGTATCGAAATCAGAAAGTGTAGAAGGAACACCACCTGACCATACGTTACCACGAGCTTCAATAGCCGCGAACATACCCTCAGATCCTTTGTTTCCAACATCAGTTGTTGAAATAGCAATAGCACCAGAACCAACTTCAGCTTCAACGTGCTCAACCATCATCATTTCAAGGTAATCCTCGAAACGTAGACGAGTTTCGTGCTTAGACTTCAAATACCAAAGGTATCCTGTACCATTGTCACCTTCAACTTCAATCCAGCCGATTTGAGCCATATCAGAACCAGAGATAGCAAATTTATCTTTGATAATGATTGGAGATACTTCGAAGATTTCAGTTTCTGCTTCCAATGATCCCTGCATTCCGTTAGCTCCTTTTTTGAATTCAGAACCATAAACGAATGCAGTAACTACTGCTGCTGCAGCAAATGTTTGACCACCAGCAGCATAATAAGCAACAGTGAATGTAGATGGAGTTACTGCTCCAACAGCTGCTGTTGTAGCTGTAATGATGGCTTTATTTGAGCTGCTAGATGCGTTTGCAGATAGGAACACAACTTGTCCTACTCTGAAATTACAATTCAAATAATTACCAGCTCCATCTGTATCATTGATAGTCAATACAGCTGTATCAGCATTTAAAGCAGCAGCAGATGTAACATTGATATATTTAGTGTGAAGACGACCTTCTTCTGACCACTTAATCAAGTCAGAGTTAGAAGGAATCTCAGCACTCATATTACGAAGGAAAGCTCCGATAGAACGATCTCCATAACGACCGAATTCTTTCTCCATAGTATCAGGAAGATACTGATTTAAGAAATCGAAATTAGTAAGGTAGTTGCTCTGCAACGTAGCCTTTTTTGAACTTGGTTGTAAGTCGTACGTAGGACTTACTGCTAATGAACCTGCCATTTTGTTTTGTTTTTAGTTGTTTTTACTTTTTACCTCTTATTTTATAATCTGGTGCTTCAGATTCTAAAGCCCTAACTGAGAACCCTTGCTTTGGCGTTATCGTCGTAGCAGGTCTTCCCATGTCAATGTTTTTAGATTCTTCTGCAATGCTTCCTACTCCATCAGATTTACCTTTGTCATAAAAGAACTTGGCAAATTTTTCAGGATTGGATGCGATAGCAATAGCCCTATGAAATGCAGCTGCGTCTTTAAGATATCCGTCTTCATTTAGAAATCCTTTTACGAATTTCGCCATATCTGACTGCTCTTTAAGAGTACTGATATCTGTTGGTTTATACACAACCTTACTGTCATCTAAATTGAATTCGAAACCTTCGAACTTTTCAGAAAACAACTCGTTTGTCTTAGCAACAAAATAATCAGACTTTTTACGCGTCTCCTCTTCAGCCTGGACTGACTGCTGTTTGTATTGCTTAAAGTGCTCGTATTCTTCATCTACAATCGGTGCAGAGTTTCTGCTTGACTCAAGCGGAACTCTATATTGCTCCTTTTGCTTATCAAAGAAATCACTCGCTCTTTTAAGTTCTTGTTTTAATGCTAACTTCTTAGACTTAATAGTCTTTTCGTCATCATAATCCTCATCGTAAGAAAGCTCGTCTATTTTCCAAGCTATATCTTCTTTATCGAATTCAGGATTAGTAACTGAATAGTATTCAGCAAGCAAAGACTTTTCATCCATGCTACCGTAATCTCTATTCAATTTAACGAAGTCCTCAATGCCTCTGCCTGTCTCCCTCTTGAATCTCAAGAATGCGGCAGCGTCTTCCGGCAAATCATCGTTAGCCTCTCTTTGCGCGAACAGATCATCAATAGAGTTAATCTCTTTGTTGTATCTGTTTCTAATATGTGAAAGAACGTCTTCGTCTTTTATTTCGTAAGTGACAGGTACTGCCTGTTCACTTGTTTCATCTTTTACTACCGTTTCCTCTGTAACCTCTTTAGGCTCATCTGTAGAAACTTCTCCCGTTGGCTCTCCAGTTAGTTCTTTCTCGTGTCGTTCAACTAACTCTTGCTCCATTTCAACTGCAGACTTCTCTTCAAAATCAACAGCTCTTACTTTAAACTCACTCATTATATTTAATTTAAATTGTTACAAAATTAACTAAAAAAACGATATCACATTTTTTTAGGGTTTTTAGGCACTGGCGCTTTAGTCGCCATCCTGCTTTTTGGTATCTTACCTATTGGTAGTTTTTTTGGCTTTGGAGCCTTTGGTGTCTTTATGCTTTTCATATGGATTGTCTTTATGCCATTTTTTTGTTGCCTTAATTCCTTCTGATACAGTCTTTGATTTAGCTTTTTTAGTTAGGTTTATTTTGTCGTATTTCCCATTATGTATATTGGTATGTTCTACGACAACATCCCCTTTCTTGTTCTTCTTAACCAAATGCTTAACGCCTTGTATAGATACAGTCTTCATGATCCTTTAACCCATTTTTTACTTGGTGATGCAGTTTTACTTGGGCTCCATTTAACCTTATCGGCCCAGTATGCAGCTGATAATTTTCCCTTAGATATATTCTTTGCGTGTCTAGACTTAAATGCTTCACGCTGTCCTGCAGTCTGATTTGTCTTTACTCCCTGCTGCCCGAAACGTATTGTCTTTATAACATCACCTACCTTAGCTACAACAATGTGAGACTTTTTTGGATGGCTCGGAGTTCTCTTTGGCTGATTGTAGCCACTTACTCCAGCTCTTGCTAGTCTTGAATCTTTACTTGCTGCCATTATCTATGTCTTTTAGTTTTTGCCTTTATCTCTTTTGGTTGAGATACAAACTGCTTTCCCTCTTTGTTTCCTTTCGCCTTAGCTTTATTTGTAGCCTCTTTCTCTTTATCCGTCAAAGAAGACCATGCTGACTTAGGCAAATATCTCTTCTTACCTGCTGACTTCACCTCTTTGGACTTTCCTTTCTTCAAGTTTGAATATGTACCTGAAGTCATCCATTCTTGCTCAGTCCAATTCTTTAAACTTTTTTGAGATTTAGATAAACTTTTCATTTGTAACCACCCCCTTTTGCTTTATATTCTTTAGCTAACAATTGTGCTTTTCTAGCCGACCATTCTCCTGGATCTCCACCTTTTGTGCCAGCTTTTATCTTTTCAAACAAGGACTTTCTCATGCCTGGCTTAGTATAATTTCCAGCTTGATTCACCTTTGATTTTGCTTTTTGTTTCATTTTAATCATTGCTATAAAACATTATATAAGAATCCTCTGTACTCCACTTCTCATAACCTTCACAGTTAAAGTACGTATCATTCACCAAGTAGTCTGGCTTCTCAGGGAATGCCTTAGTGACAAACGAAGGTTCAGACCATTTTATCCTATTGTTAGGCTGAAGAGCAATCTGTCCATTGTCAAGCAATATTATATGATGCGATTTATGCTCTAATGGATCCTCAGCTAACGATATATCTGTATTTATGTCGTTAGAGCCCCAATTTATTGTAGCATAATAAGACCCACTATACCATTTTTTATCCTTCATAAACACCTCAACTTTTGTATCATAAACATACGATAGTTGAGTAATTGTAAAATTATACGAAAAGCAATTCCATATCTGAAGAAAATGAAACGGAAGGTCTGGACTAGGAAGTTTGTCTTCTATAAGTAAAGCATGAGATGGTAACTTGTCTCTCATCACCCCATTGTTAAGCAATACTTGAAATAAAGCCGCTTGACCTGGCAAACATCTTACAGAAACTATAGTGCCTTCCGTAAATTCTCCAAGTCCTTTTTTAAATTGATACATGTATTCGTTACGAACAAATACTTTTAATGGAAAGAAATTGTGCTCTATATAAGCCATTACTTAGGTCCAAATGATTCTAAATCAAATCCGTCTAACGAGTCCTCTGTACTCTCGAAACTCTTTGCAGGAAGTTGTTTCTGACGTTGCTCTATAAGCTCTGACTGACGAGTTGCCTGTAAGTCCACTCGTTTATCTTTAGCCTTCTCCCTCTCATCCTCTCTTCTTTGCAGACTGTCTGCATCAATTCCTTTGAGTTGCATATTGTATTGGAACTCAATATCCATCAACTGTCTTTTCAATTCAGCCTCAAGTTTCATCTTCTCCATCTCAGCCGCAATCTCAGCTTGCTTAACTTGAGATTTAACCTGAGCCTCCATTTGAACTTTCTGCATGGATGACTCTGCTGCTGCTTGTTGAGACATTGCATTATTGTTGGCCTGAACCTGCATCACTTGATCCTCACGTTGTTGTTGTGCTGCAAGTTTACGCTTACGCTTGACCTTCAACAATTCGTTAGCGACTTTTATGTTCTTCACGTTACGAATATCTATAGCGTCCTCTAGGTCTATTGCGTCTCTTTGAAGGGCTATCTGAATATTTCTCTCAAGCATTTCCTTCTCGTCTTCATCTGGATCTATCTCTATAAATATACCAAAGTCGTGTAGGTACAAGTCTTTTACATCTTTGAGTATCGCCATATTGTATTTTCCTATCTGCATAGCGAACTGCTCTTTGTATGGAGAATACTCAAGTATATCTGACAATCGAACAGCAATACACTCAGCTAATCTCTTAACCATAGCTAGACCAGCTTCAAGTACGTGTCTTGTTGCTGTATTGCTATTAAGTGCAGCCATCTTCTGAAGACCTACCAAAGCATCGGGGCTTGGCATAGACCCATCTCTAGCCTCGTTAAGACCCGTCACATCACGTATCATATTGAGATAGTGATTATAACTGCCTATTAGAGCCATAATCTTAGACTGTCCTGAATTAGTTGATAGCTCTTGAATAGGAACACGAGCATTGTTAAACTCACCCTCTCCAGTATATGAACGCCCAATAACAGATCCCGTTTGGAAATATAATCTCAATGCATCCTCTGGGTTGTATGCAGCTCCAGTACCAAGGTCTACCTCATTAATTCCATCAGCATCAATAAATACACCATCTGGCACAATACGTGACTGTACTTGCTGTAGCTTTAAATGTATAAGCTGAATCTGATCCGCAAAAGGAATCATTCTTTTTACAAGTGAGTCTATCTGACCTTTGTACATTCTTGGAGCAAACAGCACATAGTTTGGAAGAGCCTTATTGGTAGCTGACTTAGGTCGAACCATATTCTTACTCATCTCCCATTTAAGCAAGATGTTGCTACCTGCAACAAGAACGCCTTCGTACCATACCTCCTTAGAGATATCTACTCTATCAAAGTACTCACTGTCTTCAGGGTTGAAAGTCTCATCCTTACGAATGACTCTCTCTCCACCATTATCTAATTTCTTTTTCTTATAAACAAACTTCTTGTCTGTTTTATAATTGAAGTATATGAGTGTGACTAACTCATTAGAGAACAAGTCATCTTGGTATTTATATATTACAGGGAATGCACTATACCACGCAGAACCTTGGTCTTTAATCTCCTGAAGCTCTTCGTTAGTAATCTCTGGCTTTATCTTTCTAATTTCAGTATAATGAACCTGTTTCACCTCTCCAAAATAGTAACAGTCAGAGAAGTCAGGTTTTTCAGTATAACTCCATATCATATTGGCAGGGTCAACGTACTCTACGCTAACTCCCTTTCCTTTAACAAACTCATGCTTGACAGCGCCAACACCTATCTCAGTCTGATCTCTATCCACCATCTTTTTGACAGTTGGAAAGTCATTCACGTTAAGTATAGTGTCAATAGCAATCTCTTCCGCTATCTCAATAGATGGCTTGTACTTTAGATTCATATATAGACCAAGCTCCTCATCATTCTCAGGAAGCTCTGATGGGTCTACATTGAATGCATTTATACCTAACTCATTCTTGGCCTTCATAAGCAATGGCTTGGCAATCATATCTGCCTCGACCATGTCTTGGAATAAGTTCTTCTTTTCTGCTGATATAACGTCCTGTGCTTCGGCCTTTATTTTGTAAAGCCTGTCAGACATTCCGTTCACTACGATATCTACAAACTTAGGTATGATTGGAACAATCTCCCAGTTTAGGTTCATGTAGGATAAGTCGCCATCTATAGATAGCTCGTTCTTATACTTTGCTATTGGCTGTTGACCTCTAGCATACAATCTTAATCTATGGAAATGACCGAATTGATCGTAATATCTACAGCTTCCCCCTTTTCTTTTGAACCACTCTGATTCCAGAGCCTTTCCTACTCTTAGACCATATTCTTGCGTTGCTTTTTCAGCATCAGACGCTAATTGATCTGGAAATGCATTGTTCCCAATTATAATACTTGGTTTGTCCATCTATTGAATTATCTGACTACTAGAACCTCTATTGTCGTATCTCGCAAAGTTAAGCATAATTTTCGATTTCTTCGGCTCCGTCTTAAACATATGTTTACGAGTAGCCATTATTGCAAGACCTGAACTGATAGAGGCATCAAACTTAGTTCTGTTATTAATATCATATCTTGCCCAGTCTTCAAGAGTTCTTATGAAATACATATCTCCTATAAGGTCTGGATCCCTGTACGTACCTTCTGTATCAAATCCTACGTACTGCTCTATGTACGACTCAATACAAGCAGCATGTGTTTGCTTTATATCCTCAGATGTGTTTGGAATACCACCTATCTCAAGCTCGGTCTTACTTAGTTGAGCGACATTCTTGTCTGGTCTATTCATGGCATACCCCCTATATCCTCTGTTCTTAAAATGATATAGCATCCTTGCCTTATTGTTCTCAGCAAGCACAGGCATACCATAGAACACACAAGCCATCAATACCTCCTCAAAGAATATGTCTGCCGTTTGTGGACGCGCTACATACTCAAGGAAGAACATATTTGACGGAACATCAGGATCAAGAGCCGTTCCAGTCAGTCCGTGAAGGGCTCCATTGGATCCACCTCCACCAACAACTCCAGATATATCATATGGGTCACATCCAAAAGCACCTAACTCCTCATTTCCTGGATGTCGTTTTCCGTTCTTCATTATGAAGTTGTTCTGTAGCCTTTCAGGCGGTATCCATGACACAAGAAACCTACCTCTAGGATCTGGAGTCCAAACAACTTTAGTGTCTTTCTCTCCATTCTTCCAATGGAATGAACCTCTAGTAAGTACTCTGTCTCTAATCAAAGAGTCATTATAGTCTATCTGCTGGTATATCTTTGTCAGGTTAAATAAAGACTGCTTTGACTCATCCCTGAAGGCATGTGATTCAGTTCGTGGATACTGACGGTAAAACTCATTAAGTGCATCTGCATCATTCTTCAATGCATCCACTTCGTTCTGCCAATATGTAACAGCTCCTACACGTATCTCTCTTCCATCTATTCCCATTACTGGCTTTTCTGGATCGTTTATAACAGCATGTCCGTATTCATCTATGAATCCTTCCATATTGTATTCCATAGGTATGAACAAAGAATACAACCCACTTTTAGTCTGGCCGTTAGCGTTTCTTTTATGTGGATCAGAATCAGAGTATAGATCTTTGAAGTTCTGACCACCTTTCGCTAGTGCGTTAACAGTGGATCCCATCATACACTTACCCACTATCCTGCTACCAAGACGGAGACATGTTTTTGTTACACGCCAATTATTTAATATGTTATTCGGTGCAAGCCATTTTCCACTATTTAAACTTACAGTAAAATCATTTAATATTAATTTTCTTTCATCATCATTTACACCGTCAACTTGTATTCCTACATAATCTCCTTTTCCTAAATACTCAACATCTACTCCACATCTTCTATTTGAATATGATTCAGAATAATTATGAAATGATTTTCTATCTATAATTGAAGGTATTATGCTTAAGTTTCCAGATATACTAATGTTATATGATTTAGTATTAAAATTTGTATTCTTCTCTTTTACATTACTGCAAGATAGACCACATGACATAGCTATAATTCTAATATCTTCTATTATTTTTTTATCTTTCATTCCAAATGTTATGCAGTTTTTATTTTGGTCTGAATAACCATCTGAATCTAAAAGTCCAGCTAATAGTTGAAGCCTAGTATCTATTGAAGATGTCTTATAAAAATCAGGTATATGTTTATTATTTCTTACTCCAATTTTATTTAATTCATTATTTATTCCTTTAAATTTAAAATACACAGCAGATTCACTAGTGCTTTTTTTAATTTCAAATGGTATATTAAATATTTGAGACATGTTGCCTAAATAAACAAGCAGCTCTGGATCTTTTTCTTTATTTACTATTATTGTAAATTCGTTTTTCCTACCATCACCAAGCCATAATCCAAGAAGATATGGATGTATAGTTATCATATCTGAATCTTCAGATTGAATAGGTTTTGATTTTACTGAAAATGTATGTTGTTTTTTATATTTAGATAAAGAAATATACTCTTCTGGAGTCATTATTTTCTCTACTTTTTTCTTTGATTTATTTCTTCCGTTATATATATACTGCTCAAATACAAGTCTATGATTTTTACTTACTATATAATCTTCTCCCCATTTTTGCTTTACGGTATACATATCTGTATTACCTTCTGTTTTCTTAACTACAGTCCTTACTAGTCCTCCAGATATCATAACCTTGTCTCCAATGTTTATATCCTTTATTGGTTTGAATGTCCAATCACCCATCATTATCAAAGTATTTGGGTCATAACATTCATCATGAACTAAATTTAAAAGCTTTTGACCGTCATATGAGTTGTCTGCTGTATTAAGCCAATCTATTGTTGTATCAAGACCAACGATATCATCATCGTCAATATCCGACATGTTCTTTTTAGTAATCTTCTTGGCTGGAACCCTGAACGATAGCTCTGTCTTCGGGTTGTCCATACCGTCTTGTATTGGCTTAAAAAAGAATGGATAGTTTCTGACTATTGGAACAATCTTATTAATGAACATTTCCTTGGCGTCAGCACCTGTCTTTGACAATACACCAAGCTTTGCATCCTTAGATATGGTTCCTATATTAGCAGTCTCTGATGAAGACATAAATGAGAAACCAGAACGACGGTTTTTTAGGTAGCACATGCCAAACGCTCTGTCGTCCGCTTTACATGCTTCCCAAAAGATAAAGAATATCCTGTTGGACTCACGGAAGTCCGGAAGACCGACATCTATCTTGGACCATTGTAGATACATATAGTGACTACCCGTAATATAGGTAGGCACGCCTTTATTCATGAACCAATGTCCATTCTCTCTGTTCTCAAACTCTGACTGTATATAGTCAACCCATTTTACCTTGAATTCGTTAGACTTGGAATTCCACTCAAATATACTTTTGATTCTCGATAGCTCTTGCGGATATTCTTTAGGTTGCCATCTATTCTCTTCTTTTGGAATACCATTTTTTGGTACTCTTGGGAGACCTACCTTTAGGCCATTTATCTCATATACATCTCCAAGCGTTCCGTCCTTAGATATAACGACCATATCATACTTTTCGTCATACCCATACTTCCACTCCTTGCTATGCTTAACAGAGTTAGATATATAGTCAGGAAGAACACTATAAAGACTCATTTCTTTTTATCTTTTGCCATTGATTCAACAAAGCTAACTGGAATCTCAGCAGCTTTTGCTTCTACAGCTGACTTGTCATCAGCATTGCTTAACTGCTCAACTCTCTCAAGCATATACAGAGCATCGTCAAATGCAAGTCTTTTTGCAGCCGCAGCATTCTTCATCTTGTCAGCAGATAAAGCATCTTCAGGATTAGACGTAATAGGATCTCTAAGTACTCCTATCAATTCATCTATAGCCTTCATTGCAGCATTTAATATTTCTTGTCGCTTATTAGACATATATTTTGAGTTCTCATTCGATATAACAATCTGCCGTCAATCCTAAATTCATACTCAGTGTCAGGACTAAAAACTACTTGGTCGCCTTCTTGGACGTTTTCTTGGTCGCTATTCTTATATACCATAGTACCAAACAACGCCTCATTTATCTCTCCAGAAAGTATCTCTTTCTCTTTTGCCTTTATAGGCTCCACAAAACAATAAGGAGCTGGAGCACACCAATCGCCATTTGGCTTTCTATACAAGAATAACTCCTCAGTAGTTATCATGAATGTATTATCCCTCAAAAATGACCATGAGCTTTTCTCTCTGCCCTTCATGTCATAATAAAGCCTGAAAACATTGTGATGCACTATCACTACATCCCCAGGCTCTATAGGTCCATTGTAATATAATGGTGTTGCTAATACTACAGCTTGTCTATTTGTAGTTGTGTGATCTTCTTTTGACGCGGACAGAATAAGCTCATGCCCGTCAAATTCCTTTGTGTTGCTATATCTCTTATCGCCTATAGGCTCTATGATAAAGCAGTATGGTGATCTCATCAGAAATCTATTTTATACTCGATAGTAATAGGAACATTTCCATTCAATGACTTCCATCGCAATATCTCGTCCTCTCTACGGATATATATAACGACATGCATGTCTTCATATCGAATGGCCTCTATGACATAGCTCTTGTCGAGCACAGCCTGACCAACGACATAATGCATCGCATTCAACAAGTCATTTCCTATGGATATCTTTCGAATCATTTAAACATTCCATTCGTAGCGTCTATGGACACTTCGCCATATTTAGCTACCAATTCATCTTGAAGGTTCTGTAGATTTCGCTCTGTGGCATCTAAGATGTCTACACTTCTTTTATGGAACAATGCTGCATCCCCTACGCGACTTTTTGCTGTAACGTAAGATTCGTTTGCGCTTTTCAACTTATTGAATTCCTCTTCAGTAAGACCTTTTGATTTTTCTTTTGACATTGTATTTTATTTAATTAGTTGTCGCAAATATAGTAGATTTTTACGACAAAATAAAAAAGGAGGGAATAATCCCTCCAACCTAACCTACCTATGAAACTATTAATATACTCGTATTTCTATATATTGATCTGTCAAGAAACCGTCCACTGAAACGTTATTTGAATATACATTCAATGTAATAACATCAGAACTGTTTTTAGTAAATCCAAATCTTGTAGGTATTGAAGCTGGTCCTGCAGTACCTGTAAGCATTGTTACGTTACCCACGAAGCCATTAACTAGCGTAGCTGTATAAATACCTGTAGTTGATCGCGCCCAAACAAGAGTGCCAATAGTATTAGTTCCGACTATAGTTGGAACTGGTGCATTGGTACTTGTCTGATTCAAGAACGCTCGGTATACTTTGCACCCTGCAAGTTCAGCAATGTCACCTGCCTCTATATTTTTTGTTGCTCCACTGATGCCATCAGATGCTAAAATCTTATCGTTTATACGAACTGACTCTGGAGTATATGTATTAATGTTTGCCATAATGCAAAGATAGTTATTTATTCAAAAGGTGGAAACGGAGAAGGCTGAGTAACATCAAACTCAGTAGGTTCTCCTAAAACTGGTTTTAAACTGTCATCTGCCTTAATATACCAAAATACAGGAGTGTCTAAATCTGCTGTTTGATAGTTTACCCAATTCTGCGTCACATCATCAGGAGAAACAGGAATCCCATAGTAAGCATCACAAGTTTCTCTTGCATTTATAGCGTCTAGCTCAGTTGTATATTTATATCCTGTAACTTTCATTAGTAAATAGAATAGAATGTGTTAATATTTGACCTTATTCCAGTAGCATTAGAAGCCTGTTGAGAAGACCATAAGATGACTTCTTGCATCTTTCCCCTAAAGCATAATACATCACTACCAATATCTCTACCTCCAACACCATCAGTAGAATTCCCCATAGATATAGAAGAAGCAAATGCACTTAAATCTGTTAAGCTTCCATTGTCTCTTATTACATAAAGTCTTGATGATGTCATATTAAACCATCCTAAATGCCTATTCAAATCAGCTGTAAGTAGTGTTCCCACATTACTACCATCAAAACCACCAAGACCATAAATACCAGCACCAGCGGAACCATTATAAAACAATCCTACACCAGTACCACCAACAGCATAATTAACAGTAGTAGCAGTTGTAACTCTTGCTACTATTGCGGCAGCAGAATAAGAAACACCAGTGCTATATGCTAATGGTTTATAAGAATCGAAATTCACTGCTGGCTTAGAGCCATCTGTTTCTATAGTTCCTGCATTAACAATTCTAGGCTGTTCTATTGCAGTAGTTCTAGTTACATTTCTACCATTTCCGCTTTGGTCATACCAAGTTGTAATAAAAGCACTATTTGAACCTACAAATGTAGTGAGAGCAGATTCATCTAGAATATTTCCAGCTGTATATCCTATGTCTTGCTCTGCGTTATCATTACTTCTTCTTACACGAATTAAAGAGCCTGTATATGAAGAGCTCAATCTACGCAATGAATATGCAGCAGCAGAACCTGTATATGTGTCAAGAAGCCCTGTAAATGCAGGTACACTAGGCTGTACTAAGTATGGATTTATTATAAAGGCCATAGTTATATAGAGCTAAATCCTAATAATGTTACTTTTAAACCTGTAGCAGTTCCATTACCTATTTGGTCAATATCTATTGTTATTTCATCATCTGCATCAAGAGCAGAAGTTGTAATAGTAGCTGGAGTTGCTGCCGCCTTAGATGTTTTCTCATTATTATCAATAGTCAGCTTAGTCCCAAGAACAGAAACTCCATCCATATTAATGTCAACAGTAAAAATATTTCCTGAAGTCTGAGCAGTAGTAAGTGAAGCACGGACACCAACCAAAGTCATTGGCCTAGGAATTCTAAATGTAACCTTAGCAGTTCCTGTAGTTAATGCCGTTGTTTCATCAGAGCAAGCCACTTGTATATCTACAGGAAGACCTGTAATACCATTTGTACCACTTATAACTACTTGTGAAACATCTCCAGTATCTTCCGAGTGTAATACTATTTCATTTTCATACACCTCAATAAAAGAGCTTAAATTAACACTAGCGGCTGATAGTCTAACGATATCTGCATCAGATACTATTTGAGTTGTTACATTTCCGTCCGTGTTATCAATATTCAAATAATTACCATTGCAATCTACTACTCTTGACCCTGTAAGCGTTCCGTCAGTATTATAGATATTAGTATCGTTTGCAATAGCGTCAGCTACAATGTCGTCAATAGTATAAAACTCTTGATAGCTATTACTTAATGAAGATCTACTCAATGGTGTCTCTACGTCTGGGTTTACACCCATGAATTTCGTTCCCGATGGTATATTAGGCATAATATATTGTTTTGTGCAAAGATAAGAATTAATTACTTACCCTGTCTACTATAAGACTTAACGTAGTTCTTTGAGGTCTTTATCTTTGACGACTTGCTTTTAGCATGAACACCAGGTCTTTTAACACTCTTCTTAACTAACGCTTTTACTGAATCTAATTTCTTACTCATGGCCTAAATGTCTTTACATAATCCGCTAACCTATTCAACCATCCTTTCAAGAACTTGCTATTCTTAGTGCCTGGACGACCGATATACTCAAAGAACCTCTTTCTCTCTGCTACAAGCGCATCAAATAGAACTCTAGCGTCAAGACCATTTGCCGCAGCAATTGTCCTATTACCAAGTATGCCGTCTTTAACTACCGAAACACCGCAATTTATGATAGCTTGCTGCAAAGATTTTACAGCCTGAACCTTGCCACTGCCCCAAGCCATGCCTGTAACAAATATAGCAACATTTTGTGACGAAAACTCGTCTCCTCTGACAGCATTCCAATATAACGTCTTGAATACATTCCACCAGTCATCAGCGTCCATAGCATAAAATCTATCGTCACTATTCTTGCCATACATCTGCTTCCATACAGCATATGTAATACCTATGTTTGTATGCCATCCGGTAAGACCTTTATGTGGCGTTGGACATGGGAACTTACTAGCAGAGTCAGCCTTATCTCTTGATAGGCCACCCTCCCACTTGTATACAAACTTAACGTACTTCTCTATTAAACTCATAACTTACGGTAAAATTTAATTACTACATATATCACGGACAGAACAACAAGCAACCACAATAAGTTTCTTATAACTCTCGCTGGACTATTCTTTCGCTCTGTCTTCTGCTCTTGCTTTACTTGCTTCGTTTTTTGCTTTTGAGCCTCCTTAAGACGCTCGTTCTGCAATTTATATAGCCGTCTAATATGATCTAATGAATCTCTATATTTGAGTCTTTCTTGTCTTGACATCGGGACATATACTTTCTCCGTGACAAGGTAAGGTATGCTGTCAACAATAGTGTTAGTAATTGTATATGTATCCGTCTTAACGTCATATAGCGTGTCAGTTCTGTAGATATATTTGTATAGCGTATCTGGCGTTATAACAGCACCCTTTTCGATAGCCTTCTTGATATGCTTATCTGCCTTTTTTAAATGTCTTTCTGCAGAGCAAGAGGCCATAGCAAACATAATCCCTATGACAAAAGCAAGCCATAGGATGCCCACCATTATCATACGCTTAAAATCTATTTTATGATCTTCTTGCTCCATGCGTCAGTAATCTTTATACCAGTAGCCACAACAACAAGCGTCACCCAAACGTCAAACTGTAAGCCCCTTCTGCAGAAATCAAATATAGCCATGAATAATACTACAACCCACGCAGAGAACATAGTAAGTGACGTTCTAGACCACTTACCATTTCTAGTTAAAGTATCATGCAAAACGTCAGATATGAATGACGCTATTAAGCTGAACATTTAATCTTTAATTTTTCAGGAAGTATAGCATATGTCTGCTCGATATGCTTGTATTGTTTTTCACTCATTGGCGAAGAAGCTTGAGCCCTGTCCTCAAGACAGTCATACAATTTTTCTTCAACATTCGATAGACGGTTATTCATCCATACTAAAGCGAAAATCAGTAATACTGATATACCGTGTTTTTTTGCTGCCTCAATTACTGCTATTGGATCCATGACGCAAAAATAGTAATTTTTATTGACTTTGAGATACGTGGTTATGCTTACTCAAAAGGAGGAAATGGAGAAGGCTTCGGGTTGTAATTAATCAATGGCAAGTCCTTAACCCACGCAAAGTTTGGGTTAACATTATACTCCATCTCTTCTACTGAGATTATCCAATTATCATCTATGTCCTGTATAGGATTGAAATATGAATCATCATCATATAGCTGTCCTACTAATTCGTCTTTCTGTACCTCTGTTAATAGTCCTACTTGTATCATACGTTACGAGATAAAGTTGTTTGGAATGCCTGAACTGCTGTATAGAAGTTCGCTGCCTCAGTATCATTAAGACCGTCTCCGATTGAAGCGAAGGCAAGTTCTTTGTTGTCGTATGGTCCCGTAATTGTCCCTGCATCATTTCTGTTCCCTAAATACATAGAATAGGAAGGTAGCGCACTTTGAGTCTGAGCCGTTGTGTTTGTTACTAATACAGAGCCGTTTTTAATTATTTTCTGACTTGTTGAAGATGTTATACTAGCTATAAAAAGACCCCTTGAATCTGTATTTGTTGCAGATATTCTATGAGCAGAATAATCATAACCATCAAAATACACTAAATTAGGGTTGTCGCTTGACCTCAGCATCATAGCGAATATAGGTAAGTATGAATTGGATGCACCATTCCAAGCATTAGTGACTACATTTGTCCTACTATATAAAGATAAGTGTGTATTGTTAAATGTTAATGATGTATTAGGCACTAATTTTGTGTCGGCAAAGCCATTAGTTCCATTTGGTAACCAACCTGTACTGCTGTGCGTACCTCCACCACTAAATACTAATCTGAATGCAGCATCTGTATCAAGCGGATTCTTAAGGTTCCACTTGTGTGTAGATGCCGTGCCTCCTACAAAAGGGTACAAAGCTTTCATCTTGGTCCAAATGCCGTATCCCTTTAAGTCAACTACTAATTGATTTATTGCACTTTGTTGATTAGGATCTGTAATTCCTGCAGCTGTGATAAATGCTTGTGCATTTGGATCAACAGAAGGCCCAGAAGAAAATATAGACCTGTTTACAAGCGAAGAATATCCTAGTCCGTAGCCTGGCATTATATAAGTACTATTGATACAGATCCACTAACCAAATCTACAGCCGAAAAAGGCTTGTTTATGTCCAATGGAGTGATTATAGCCCCAGCCTTTACTGCAGCAGCAGTATCTTGAATATAAGAAGACTTAACGTCAACACCACCTACCTTGATAGCATTAAAAATAGTGTCCTCAAGAACAACAATCATTAAGTGATTTACTACCTTCTCAGTTGCTGTGTTTACGATAAATGTACCTGCCTTTGGTACTAAAATCTCATTCCAATGTGTCATCTCTTTTACTTTTTAAGTGCACCACCACGGGCACGATTTTTCTTTCTATGTTCTTTAACTATTGTGCCGTTCTTATGACTCGCATCCATAGGACTGCCTTTAGGAATGCCCAATTTTTTTCTAGCCTTGTTTGCCTCAGCTCTCTTACGTTTTGCCTCCGGCTTTGCAGCTGCCTCCTTAGATGTCTCCTGATGCTTCTTTCGAGCATCTGGATTTTCTCTGTAGTACTTAGCCGTCCTTCCTAGTGCCATATAATACTTTATTAATAAGCAGATCAGGATTATTCATCGCTTTCTTCCTAGCTTCACAAGGCTTGCATGGCTCAGTAGGATCTCCGTTCTTTATAGCGTTAGCAATGTAATGAACACCAGTAACCTTAAGTATAGACTCTACAGTATCGCCAACACCCTTGTGCTTCTTGATAACCTTGATTTGCATATCAGATGCAAAGATAGTAATTTTACTAACATGAAAATAGTAAAACAAATTCAAAGAAATTACATAAGAAGAGAACCAAAGTCAGACTTTTTAAAATGGTGGCGCGTAATAAGAAGATATACATGCATACGATACGGCCTGAAATCACCAGATCTAGACATACTCCTATACCTATACTCCGAAGGACTTTTCAACTATTGGACATTTATGGAGTACTCTAACTGCTTTGGATGGGATAGACATAGATTCACTAGATTGAAAGAAGATGGATGGATACATGTGTGGAGCAAAAAGAAAGACAGCGAATACAAACTATACGAGCTTACAAGACATGCAAGACACGTATTTACAAACATGTACAAAATGCTAAACTACCAAATGGAAATACCAGAGCACCCAACAAATAATCCCATAATGAAAAAAAGGACCTTCTCTGAGAAAGTCCTTGCGATAAGTATCAAGAAATTTAATGAAGAAGTTAGAAAACAAAATCCCCAAAGAAGAATAAACTATTAACGCTTTCTTCCGAACTTCATATTCATAACTGGCATGTTCTCGAGCTGCTTTTTCATCATGTATTCTTGCATCTCTTCAGCCATGTCCTTCATCTTCTCCTTCTCTTTTTTCATTCGAGTAAGTTTCTCGATTCCGGTCTCTACGATGTAAAATGGTTTGTTTTTCATAATAACAAAGATAATAATTATTTGTAAACCTTCTTAGTCTCCCCATCAGAATAAAGCAAAATGACAACTCCACTATAGTCATCACCTACTTCTCTTCCTAATAGATCGTATATCTTTACTACTTTCTTTTCAGTAACATCTCTATGTAAAGATAACACAGCGAGAAACCTATAATTACCATCAAAATCATTTTGAAACAATTTATAATAAACAATATTGGAAGTGTCAAAATCAATACAATCATATTCAATAGGCGATTCACTATCTCCAGATCCATCGACAATATTTGATACAGTCCAATTAATCCCATCTGTAGACTTTAGGACGCTAAAATAATCATTATTTTTCTCACTATATGTGCCCCACATAAGTACATTTCTATCCCTTAATGACTGACCATTGAAATACCAAAACTCAACAGGTAATGGTATGGCTGTTATCCATAACTCAAAGTTATCCATCCACCACTCCTCACCTGCAGCATTTACTCTTGCAAGTACATCAACTGCTATCTGTGTTACCCCAGAAAATTTCAATTTTACCACGGAATACCCCGTAGATAGCCCGTTATTATTTCCAGATCCGCTTTGATAAACATCATCTCCACTATAATATGCGCCATTAGCCGTATGATTTATCACACCTGTAGTCTGATATTGCCACGTAGCATTAGTATTACCAGTTATCCTTAGCTCAGATACATAACTAACTCCACCATTACGGCTTAACTGAACGTCTACATAGTCCGCGTTGTCAACACCTCTTGCTGTTGACGATGGAGAACTGAATGTATAAGATGCCAATCTGAATCTAAACTCATATTGATACGAAGAATTTAATCCGGTTACATTTGGAAGAGAATACCAATTCTGCTCTATAGGAGATGTCCCATTGCCAGATCCAAAAATGGCAGCACTAGTCGAAGGACTTACAGATGCGTTTGTATAATATCCTCCAGGATTAGGATTCCACCACACCCCTGTCCAGTCCCAAGCCTCTACGTTGTCGTATCTAAGTAAAGTTTGGGAGTGTAGAGTGAAATTACAAAGTAAAATAATCAGTAATATCCTCATGTTAATATATCTTATTTAAAATAAATATATCCGAGTATATTGAATTTAATGCACTATTACTGCTCCATTGTGCCGTTACATCTAATGTATTTGAAGTGGTAGTGTCAAAAGTTGTGTTGTTTATGCTATTAAATCCAAACCCCTCTTGCGTACCTCCAGCTAATTTTAATACGTGTAAATTACCCAATGTCACTATAGAAGCTACTCCAGCTCCACCTATAGCTCTTATGGTAAAATTTATACTCATAAGCCAAACTTGATTTGTTATTCCAGGCATAGAAAATGGACCAGAATCACACAATATTACAGCTCCAGCCTTAACCCTTATCCTAATAGTGTCTGCATTTTTAGCTGACATCAATCCTCCAAAGTCAGCCCTAAAAGAATCACCTGCATTAAATCCATTTGCAGGAACAGATAAGGATCCAACACCTCCATCAATCAATGTACCCTCTGCTGTTGTGGCTGTTAATGTAGGACTATTTGCTGTTTGAGCAAATAATCCATAAGATATAGAACTTGGAGGACCTGGCTTCCAAGTGCTATCTCCATAAAGAATTGTAGTGCTGCTTGGTGTGCCACTGCCTAATGTTGTCGGATCTAAATAACTATTCTTAGGTAGTTTTATTATCTTGCCTAAAACATTGATGAGAGGACGTACTATTATCATACCGCAAAGGTACGAAAATACTACTTAGGATATTCTCCGTTCCACCACTCGTACTCAGAGTTACTAGTCTTGAACTTGACGTAATGAACGTCATCTGAATTTATTTCCTCAACAATCTCAGTAATTGGAGTTGTCATCCACCAGTCCCTATCGCTATAAGACCTAGCAGAAACTGATCCAACACGCATAGAACAACCAAGTCTCGGAACATAGTCTATTATCCTGTTAAAGGTTCCGTCCTTGTTCCACTCTATAGCTTCGCTTCGTCCTCCAGACTCGCCTTCACCATCTCTTGTTCGTCTTAAATTAAAGCTCATATATTGTCTAAAATAGTTAATTATAGAGTAAAATAGTTAATATATTGACTGTAACGTGTAAAACACTTATAGAACTACAACTATGTCTTTCTCCTGAACGACCGTCAGCATATCTCCGTCTATCTTAACGTCAAAAGCATGCACCTTGTCAAAATAAACAGTCTCCCCCTCTTTAATATGCTCGACCAAAGTACCAGGTGTCACTACAACGCCTATCTGATACCTAAACTCAGCAGACTCAGCCTGCGACATCAAAAGACCACCCTTAGTAACAGCCTCCTCCT